CGTCTAAGAATTGGTTTGGGTTTACTCAACAACGAATTACCGCTATTGCTTTAGCGCATGACATTGCTCGGCATCATGCTGACAAACTCACTCCTTCTCAGGCGGTGGAATACGCCATTGAGTTGAATGAGGCCATCTATCACAAGATTATTAAAAAATAAAAGGAAACGACATGACAAGATTTGCCTCTGCATTTGGGGATAAATACGCTGCTGAAGCTCTTCGGACAAAATCGTTTGAGCTTGGTGGACAGAAATTTAAAGTTCGCATTCCTTTGACTAAGGAAATGAACGACATTCAGGACCGCATTACAAATGTGGACCCTGATGACTACAAACTGCGATTTGACAGAATGACATCCAGTTTTGTCGATGCCCAAATAGAGGGTGTCGTTAAAACTGATGATGATTTCATTGTCGATGGACGCTCTACCAAAGAGTTGGTGGAGAACATTATCCAGTTTGAAAATCGAATTGTTGAATACATCAAACTGCTAGTTCCTGTGAACGGCACTTTGGATGATATTACTTACGCTGAAATTGAAGACGAATGGCCCATGTCAGTTCAGATGGAACTGCTCAAATCCATCTCCGAAGCTATTCAGCCCGGCTATAAGGAATCAAGGGGAAACTAGTAGGGGACATTCGCCTACAGGCCAGAGCGTACATATACGCGCATGGTGGGTGTCCTGAGACTATTCCTATTGATGACATGAGGAATATTGAGATTATGCTGTCTGACGGCATGATAGGAAATAAAGCTGTTTTATTGGCTTTAAGCTCCTTGACCACAGGCAATTTAAACTCGAAAATACAGAAGACGGCAAAGCCTTTCGAGATGAAAGATGTTTTGCCATCTACGCATGAGTACATTGTCCCGCCTCTGACGGAACAAGAAAAGCGAGAACAGCTAAATCAAAATTTGATGGCTTTTATTGCTATGAAACCGGGTTCGGAGGCGTTAATGAAAGCTTGAAATGGCCTATGTTCCTGTTAATAAGATGTGGACTGTTGAGGGGTTGGAAGACCTTGAAATACAGTTATCCGCATTGATGGACATAGGTCGGGCTGACAAGATGGCAAATAAGACCCTTGTAGCCGCCGCAAAGCATGCAATGGAGCCTGTGGCTAACCAAGTACAGGTAACGGCTCCTAGAGGCACTAAACCCCGCGATGAACGCAATCCAATTCACATGGCCGATACGGTCAGATTGGCTGCGCGTATTCCAAATAACTCAGATAAAAAATCAGTACTTGTTAATCAAACTGATGCAGCCATTGCTGTTGTTTCGGTCAAGAAAAGTGCTGTGTCTTTGGCTCAAGAATTTGGTACAAAAAAGATTGCCGGACAACCTTTTTTAAGAAGAGCTTTGCAAGATAATGCAGAACAAGTTGTGAATATCTTCAAGAGAGATTTGCAAGACTTGATAGCCAATCAGATGGCTAAACAAAGTAGACGGAGAAAATAATGGCTAGTCAAAATATTGCGCGGCTTGGTGTAGTTTTCGGTGTTGACACAGCCGAACTTGAAACAAAGATTAGCTCGGCTAAAAAACAGTTTAAAGAGTTTGGCAATCAAGTTGCTAGAGATTCTCAGAATGCCGCTAAAGACTTAGTCCAACTTCGCTATGCCACGGAAGACTACGGGAAAACCCTGACCAAAGTTCAGATGATTGAACGGGAGATTCAGGCTGGCCGTTACCAAAAGGCTGAGAAATCCCTGACTGACATGTTGCTTAAAGAAGCAGCAGCGTATGACGCTAAAGCAGCGTCTATGAAAAAAGTCACAGGCCAAATGACTGAGCAGCAACGCATTCAGCTTGGCTACCAAACTACTGACTTGTTTACTCAGATTGCATCTGGTCAAAGCCCATTGATTGCTTTGATTCAGCAGGGTGGACAGTTAAAGGATGTGATGGGTGGCTTTGGCAACATGTTCCGCATGTTGGCATCATTCATTACGCCATTCAATGTTGCAGTGACTGCTACTGTTGCCATTGTTGGTACTCTTGGATATGCCTTTTATAAAGCAAGAGAAGACTTAAATGAGTTTACTAAACAGATTGCTTTAACAGGCAATTATGCGGATATTACAGCGGGTAAGTGGAGCGAGATGGCTACCACTATTGGCAACTCTACAAAGATGGGAATTGGTGACGCTAAAGATGCCATGCTTGAACTGGTTTCCACAGGCAAGTTTACTGAGAAGTCTTTGGGTGCAGTTCAAACTGCCGTGCTTACTTACGCAAGGATTGCTGGCGTTAATGGTACTGATGCTGCAAAAGCTTTGGCTGCTGGATTAAGTGGTAGTGCTTCAGAAGCAAAAGCTCTTAATGACAAGATGAACTTCTTGACTCTTGACCAATACAAATATATTGAGTCATTGGAGAAAGCTGGTAAGACGCAAGAAGCAGCGGCAGAAACAGCAAGATTGCTTACGGCCAGTTTGAAGCAACAAGAGTCTCAAGTTACTGGCCTTGATGGGTTTTGGAAAAGACTTACAACAACTATATCTAATTGGTTTGATACAGTTAAGACGGCTATGGGACCTCAAATTGGTTCTGAGCTTGAAGTTCTTACTAGCAAAGTTAAGCAGCTTCAGCAAGCTTTAGATGGTGGATTAATAAATTCATCTGCAAGGGCTGAGGGTGAAAAACAATTAGCTAATGCAAAAGCAAGAATTGCTGTTTTGCAAAAAGAGGCTGACTTAAGAAAAGAAGCTCAAGCCGAACAGAATGCTGAAAAGCAAAAGATTAAAGATTATGAAGGCGCTGGTGGTGCTAATAAAGAAAAGCAACTTGCACAAGAACAAGCTAAATTAATTGCCGACATTCGTTACAACACTACTGTTGATAGCAACAATGAAGTTACAAAAATAACTTTAGATGCTGAACGAAAAAAGCAAGAGGTCATTGCAAAGTATGAAGCAAAAAGCGGAGAAGAGAAAAGAGTTTTTGCTGTAGAACTTGCTAGAAACCAAGCTCTTGAGATCGCAAAGATTGAAACAGAAGCAAATCAACAGATTACTGATTTGGTTACTAAGCAGCGTAGTTCTGCAAATGATGCTGCAACAAAAGCAGAAAGAAATCGTGCTTACGAAGTTGCTTATACAAAAGCAAATGATGAAGAACGAATTGAACTTGCTTTGAAGAAGAAGCTTCTTGATATTGATGACGATTATAGAAAGAAGCAAAGAGAAACCAATTCAAGATATACAGCAGAATATCTTAGAGAGAGAAAAGCTTTAGAAGCATCTGCAATGGAAGATGCAGAACAAGCTCGTCAAGCATTCCGTAAAAAACAATTTAATGCTGAACTTGATGAGATGATTAAAGAGCTTCGAGTCAAAGAAGCTGAACAAAAGAAAATTGATGAAGCTCAAATAGCATATACAACCAAAAACTTCTATGCAGCAGAACAAGCTAAAGAAAACGAAAAGCTTGCTCAGAACAAATTGCGCTTTGAAATTGAATCTTTTGGCATGACAGAAAAGCAGATTAAGCTAAAAGAAATTGAGCTTCAGCTTGAAAGAGACATTGCTATTATTCGGATGAATAAAGAAAAGCAAACTCAAAGCGATGTTGATGAAGCTGTAAGACTTGCTACAGAGACAGCTAATGCAAAAAAACAAACAGTAGAGCTTGCTGATAGTTTTAAAAATATTAGAGATGTTCAAACAACTGTTTGGAACAATATGTCTTCTGCCATTGATAACTTTGTCAGAACTGGCAAGCTTTCAATGAAAGACTTTGCTCGTAGTGTTATTCAGGACTTGATTGCCATTCAGATGAAGGCGCAAGCTATTGCAATTCTTCGCATGATGTTTGGTGGATTTAATTCCATGCTTGGCTATAACCAAGCAACATCTTTTGCTTCAACAGCAGACCAAGGCTGGTTAGGATTTGCTGAAGGTGGCAGCCCACCTGTAAACAGACCTAGCATTGTTGGTGAAAAAGGTCCTGAGTTGTTTATTCCAAGAACAGCCGGAACCATTGTGCCAAACAATAAAATGGGTAGCCTTGGCGGCACTACAAATGTCACCAACAATTACATCAATGCGATTGACACCAAATCGTTTGAAGACCGCTTGCTTGGCAGTTCTAATGCTATTTGGGCTGCAAATACATACGCAAGTAAATCACTGGCAGTTAACAGGGGCCGCGCATGAGCTTCCAAACCATCTTTGAAATTCAGCAATCCATGACGGTTAATAATCGCCGTATGGTTGGTCAACAGGTAGCTAGGTCTGGTTACATTACTGTGGCTCAGTATCTGACGGCTGTGCCTTGGGTATTCACTATTCAGCCCCATGAATATTTGTATTACCCACAAGTCCGTGATGTCATTCAAAGTATTGACAATAAAGACCGACAGTTGCCAGAAACTATTATTTTTAATAGTGCTAATCTTTCTTGGTTTACTAGAATGCAAGGCACTGCAACGGCAGCTACTTTGAATGGCACACCGACACCTAATACACAAACTTTAAATTTAAACTCCAATGGGACATTTAAAGCTGGTGACTTTATTATGATTGGCGGGTATACCTACAAGATAACCGCAGATTCTGCTGGTTCGGTAGTTACTATTCACAGACCTTTGATTGGTACGCCAGCATCTGGTTTAATTGTCTATATGGGCAATTCTTGTTCGTTTACTGTTGTTGC